ACTAATTCTTTTGCTAAAGGCCATACTTTATCAATCTCCTCTTTACTGAATTGTATCAGATTTGTTGTCATTAACTAAATCGTAAATTCTTTTTAATTTTTTTTGTTGATCGTAGAAAAAATCTGCACCAGCTTTTCTCATGCTTTTATAACTTTTAGGATCTCCACCAGATAATATACCAGCACCTAATACTGCATCAGCACGTGATACAAACTCTCCGTCAGCTAATTGAGCTAACATAGTATCTTCATCCTTATCACCATTACCTGAGCCATCTTCTACATAACCTTCAGCTCTTACATAATTATTATAATCGTTTTCATTGTGGTCTGTTTTAGATGGTAGATAGTTAACACCACCTTTATTAAATTTTGGTATAACTGTTGCTAGTCCACCTTGGTTTGCATAAAACATATCTGATCTAATTGTTTCATCCATTGAAGGTTGTGTATTTGTTGCTGGAACAAAAGCACCTTCTAGTTTTCCAGATTGCTCTTCATATGCTTTTTTATAATCTTCTGGGTCATAGCCTTTTATTTTACCGTCATCCTCATCACCACCAGCTAACAATGGAAGTAGTGTTGATGCAGTAACTAATTTAGTTCCTGTATCCATTCCTAAAATTCCAGAACCTTTCATAGCTTCTGCTATTTGAGTTTTAGTAGCACCTTCTCCTAAAGCTGTTTTAGCAGCTTCTTGGGTCATTGCTTTTTGTCCAAGGATACCTTTAAGACCACTGAATGCAGATCCTTGTCCAATGTTGCCTAAAAAACCTTGTCCTGCTGTAACACCTGGAATACTGCCTGCTCCTGCAGCCGCCCCAAAAGCGTATGCTCCGCCACCTAATAGAGCTGCATCTCTCAATGCTCTCTTTGTTGATTTACCTCGAAGTTTTTGTACGCCAAAAGTGGCTAGTGCTATTGTAAATGGATCCATAGTCTAATTAATTAATTATAGACAATATTACCATTTTACTCGCTTGGTTTCAACTCATCAGCAAACCGTCCCTCATACTGATGCTCACCTATATGTACAATAGTATCACCAATATAGGCATAACATTTGCCTCCTATATCCTTCCATAGCTTACAGAAAGAGAAGTCCTCTCCTAGGTAAGTCTTGGTCTCAGGGTCGTGAATCGTGTCAAAAAAATTCCACATATTTGGCTTATTAATATATTCCCCATTAATAACGGTCTTTTGTACGATAGCTTTTTCTGGATAAGCTTTAATCATTTTATCTATGACTGATCTTTTAATTAACATGCATCCCGTTGGACTATGAGTTACTTCCATAACCCCCTTATCTAACTTTATATCCTTATCATCCTCTACTCTAATAGGATAAGTATTAAAGGATTTTTTAAGATCATTCATTGTTTTAATTTTATTATTTTTAATATTATCCATTGCTTTGTCCCACATCATTGTTTTAAGGGGATAAGGAATTGATATAATATCTTTATCTTTTTCAATCATTTTAATAATAGATTCTGCATGAAAATAAATATCTGAATCAATAAATAACATGTGAGTAAAATTAGATTCGATAAATCCTGACACACATAAATTTCTTCCTTGAGTTACTAAAGAAGACTTCATTAATTGAAATGTAATTTGTATATTTTTTTTAAAGGTTAGTTTTTGTAATTCTAATAATGCTTGAGTGTAATGAATTGAACACTCACTATGTACAGGAGTTGCTACAAAAATAGAGTAGGGTTTTGTATCACCACTTGTATTATTTTTCCACAAAGGGGTGATTGATTTGTCAAATGGTTTTGAGTCTATTTTTAATTCTTTTAAAGTTTGGTAAGTATCTTTATTTATTGTTTCTTTCACTAATGGCTCCTTTCAAAAAGCTTGTCCATTCCATTCCTTTTTTCTTCCAACTATAAAATCTTTTATAAAACTTTTGTTGTTCTTCTAAATGATCTTGTATAAAATCTTCATGTAGATAACTTGCTGCAACTTCAATAGCATTACCGGTCGCTATGGCCATACTCTCATAATTATTAGAGTAATTTACATATACAGGCCACTCAGCACATGTTTCGTATAACGCTCCAAAGTTATTGGTAATAACATGAACTCCAGAAGCTAATGCTTCTAAAGCTGAAGCACATGAAGTTTCTTCAAATATAGATGGGTATACAAACATATCATAGCTTGGCATTTTTTCTAAAATATATTCATTTGGTTTGTATCCAATATAATTTACATTAGGTAATTTTTCTGCTTGTTCATATAAAGGTTTAAACTGATCATCATTATGTTTTTTAAATTCATCTCCATAGACTTGCGATGAACTATATATATCCATTACAATATTAGGGTTTTTAATTTCTTGCATTGCTCTAAGAACTACATTTAATCCTCTCCACGGAGTACAGTGATGTATAAGTTTTATTGGATCACCCTTCTTATATATTTTTCTTTGTGGAAATTTATCTATTCCATTTTTAATAACAACAGATCTTTCTGTAGGTATATCAAAAAAGTATCTAAACTTTTCATAATTCCAATGACTATTAAATACATACCAATCATACTCATTATGTCTTGTCTTATCTCTAAAAAAAGGTTGAAGATTATTTTGATCCCAAGAATTTTTTTGCCAAAGAATATTTATCTTAGTAGGATCTATTGGAACTTTACCTGGTATGGATGTGCATATCTGTATTTGATCTAAAATATCTTTAGAGACATGCTTATGAAGCATCTCCATTTGAATTTCGGTTGCGCCTCGAGGTTGCATTATTTTTTTGTGGCAGCTCCCATAGTAACTTTAGTAACTTTAATTTCGAGGTCTTGTCTAAAATCATCCACAGTAGTGTCAGTATTGGGATCAGCAACATCAGCATTAAAATCATCTTTACTAGCATAAACTTTACCAGTCCTTTTGTGTTTAATAATTTCTTTTGCTTCTGCTGGTATTTTAATTATATCACTCATTTCTGTCTCCGTCCTTGTCTATTGTATTTTTTGTTGTTCTGCAACTTCTTTTTTTTGTTAGGGCTCTTACAGTGTCTTCTAGGTCTTTTCCTAGGCTTATCTCTTTCAACAAAGTCTTTAAATTTCCTAGCCATTTTCCTGTGAACGATCTATCAAAGCATAACTAATAGATCCTGTAATTTCATTTGCTGTATCGGCTTGAACTTTAAGAATATCATTTGCTTCCATATTTAAACTAGATTTTATAAAATTATCAAAACCTGCTGATAAACTTTGATGAGCGATGTCCACATCTGATCCTCCAGATTTTTGTAAAAATACATCTACGTTAATATTTCCTCCAGCTTGATGAGCAATTTGTAAGGACTTACCAATAATAGTTGCGTCTGATGGACAGGTTAAAATAGTAGTCACATTAGTTGTAGTTAAATCAAATGTTTCGCTTTTATATCTTATTGTCATTGCATGAAATAATTAAATGAATCTTGTTCGTTTTTTAAGTCTTGTTGATAAGAAGTGTTCAATTGATTTTCAACAGTAGCTATTGCTTGGTTAATTTGTCTAAAACCCTCTGTTGTATATTCTTGTGGTGGTTCTGGTACGTATACGTTTATTTTAGCCATTATCTTCTCCCATCTGCGTTTAAGTCTGCTTTAAATGTACCAAACCTCCAAGTTTCATTAATATCGGTGTTTTGTATTTTTAAATTAGCCAATCTACCTCTTGCTCTTGTATCAATTTTTTCAGTACTAGAATTTATAGTAAAAGGCCCAAGTTGTGAAGAGGCACCAGTATTAATAGGGTAGTCTTTTAGAAATATAGTCACAACCGCATTTCCTTGTAAGTTTTTAAAGTCAGGTAAGAATCAACTTATTCTTATAAAATATTCACCCTCACCATCTACAGGTAAATCAAAATCTCCAGATTGAATGTAAGCTGCAATAGCTGTTTCAGTTCCATCTAAAGATATTTCATTGTTACCAACCTCGTGTGCATAATATGTTGTTGAACCAAAAGTATTTGTAGCACCACTCAAGTTTGTAATTGTTGGTGTAGACGTTGGGCTATATGCTGTTGCATATGGCACATCATATGTACTTGCATCCGCATAAGAACTTCTAGCAAGTGTCATCAAGGACCAAGTATTTTCTACATAATTATAAACTACAACCCTGTTGTTTTGTACTGCAGGACTACCTGCAGGTGTACCCGCTGGATAGAACCATACAATTTCATTAAATAGTGAGTTGTGTGAACCATATATAATTTCATTAGATGAATAGTTTATCCCCACATTTGACCCAGTGGTCGTGAATACAAAGTCTTCAACAAGTGACGGAAGTAATTTAACGGTACCATCAAATACAAAGAAGCCTCCACCTGCTCCCATCCAAAATACTTTACCATCTGCATATACAGTTGCGTGTTGACCGATACAACCACAGTTGGAACCTACTTGTCTGATTGAGAAAGTAAACGGTGGTCCTACAAACTGCATAGTATAAGCTGCTTGATCAGTCAAGATTAAGTTGTAGTCTTTACCAGATACGGCTGCTACGATTTTGTTTCCGGTGTCCAGTCTAAATGTTCCAGCAGTATTTACTGAAGTAGGTTCATAAACATTATAATTTTCTTGATCACTAAATCTTATAAACATTGGGTCTTGAGTAAGTGGGTTGCCAATAGTTGTTTCAGTTCCAAAGTGAACTACGTGTCTATCTCTATCTGAAGTTATCGTTAATCTTGTTGCTGTTGGAGCACCTGTCATAATAGTTGCTCTTTGTTCTAATGGGTTTGATACACCAGGATTCCATATAAATGTTTTACCATCTTTAATAGTTGCTATTAATTGTTCTCCAAAGTTATCAAGTGACCATGACCCAGGATCTAATATAACTGAAGAAGTAGTTGTCCCAGAACCCCAAGTTAATCTACTCCAAGTTCCTGTACCCCAACCATAACCATATGTTTGAATTGTAGGACCTATTTCTTCATAAGGATTTACACTTGCAGATCCTCCTGCAGTCATTCCTGTACCAGATTCATTTGATTTCATTTGAATTGTAAAACTGTTTGCATTAGGTGTGGTTAAAATTTCAAAAGTATAGTCCTCAAAATCAGCTACAGTAAAACCTGTTACACCACCTCCTGGTAAAGTAACTGAGGTAAATGTTAAATATTCACCTACATCTAAACCGTGACTTGTTTTATTCACAGTCACCGTAGTTGATCCATTAGTAGATGTAAAAGTTGCACTAGTAATTGCTGTCGCTAATGGTGTTATGTCATAAAACTTATCTTCATAATAAATATATAAAGCTTTGGAAGTACCAAGTGCAGCGTATCTTCTCCCCTCTAAATCTGTCCAAGTGTGTTGTGCACG